AGGTTAATGAATCAAACGTATATGAAATTTATATTCGTAAATCAGTAGTCTTATCACAAATTTCTGTTGGTGATATAGTTAACTACCTAGGTGTTACAGGTACTGTAATCTCGTCACTTAATGATTATGAAATTATATACGGTGGAAGTGGATTTAAGGTCGGTCAATATGTTGACATTGTAGATCCATCAGTTGATCTAGCTGCAAAGATTAAAGTTACGCGAATATCAAGTACTGGTGCAATTACGAAACTTGAATTTATTCGATTCAATGGTGGTTACGCCGATACGCAACAATATATGATTGTTGCAACAGATAATATTGTAGGTGGTGTGGATCTAATAGCATCTACAGATCCAGATCAAGAACAAATTGATTTTCCTGATCGAGCAATTATTAAATTTACTTCAAGCGCAATTGCTCTTTATGCTGGATCGTATATTAATAATAAAGGTTTCTTGTCTGACGATATATATCTCCAAGATAACTTTTTCTATCAACCGTATTCGTATCAAATTAAGTCTGGACAATTATTTACAGCATATAAGAATATTCTGAATCAAACAGTGCACCCTGCTGGTATGATTGCGTTTGGTGCGTTTGAAATTAATAACGATTTTGATTTAAGTCGTCAACTCTCTAGTATTACGCGTTACTTCCAGAGTCGTTATTATGAAGAGGCAGTTGATACTAGTGATCAAGCCGTTATTACATTTGTTAAAGTTGTTAGTGAACTTATAACTACCGGTGATGCTCATATTGTGGGATATAACAAACCTACAAGTGATAGTGTTACATCAAGCGAATTTTTATCTTATGATTACACTAAATCTATTAGCGATAGTTTAGGATTTAATGATGAACCAATATTTGCTGTAGATAAATCTTTAACTGATGTTGTATATTCTCTAGAACTATTAACTTTTAATGTAAACAAGCAGCTATCAGATGATATAAATAGTATTGACTCTGGTACAATTGAACTTAATGACGAATCATATTCAATTGGCTATTTCGCCAGCGACTATGCAGTCGGCACATCTCAATTTAATTAGGAGAAACTCTTAAATGAAAACTAACGATTCCGTTAAAGCCACTGGCCAAGTATCAATTGATATTTTTGGTCCTAATGGTGAACTAAAAGAAAAAGCTTACATTCCAAACTTAGTGGTTGCTGTAGGCCGAGCTTACATTGCATCACGTATGAAAGATGACAGTTCAGCTGCTATGAGTCATATGGCTGTTGGTACTGGCACCGTAGCGGCTGATGCAGCTGATACCACTCTTGGTACAGAAGCAAATCGTCAGCTATTAACTAATACAGTTGTTGCTGATAATGTAGTAACATATACTGCTCAGTATGCAGCGGGTCAAGGCACTGGTGCTCTTACTGAAGCTGGTATCTTTAATGCATCTTCAGCTGGAACTATGTTATGCCGTACTGTGTTTGATGTTATCAATAAAGCAACAGACGATAGTATGACAATTACTTGGACCGTTACTCTTTCTTAATCTAACAAAGTGTGAATAAACAATGACGTCAGTAGTAAGACCAAACTTCCACCATACGATGGCTGAGTCCATCTATGAGAAGATTCAAAATAAAACAGCGATATATCACTACTATCTTGGTAGTGTTTTGCCATATATTAGCGAATCTACTGTTCCACGTCCATTCAACAACATTGATTACGAAAATAACTCACGTAACAATATTGTAGCGACAAAACAAATTCAACTTCAAGACGTATCATTTACGACACGTAGAATTGATTGGGCATCTGGCGTAACATACGATACTTATGATAGTGCATTTGAAGGTGACTTTCTTACATATGATTATTATGTCTTAACAGATGACTTTAACGTATACAAATGTTTATTTAATAATAACGGACAGCCATCTACTCAAAAACCAACAGGTGTTGACATTGATCCATTCTTAACCTCTGATGGTTACATATGGAAGTTCATGTATTATATTCCACTTGCATTGCGTAATAAGTTTCTATCAACATCGCAAATGCCGGTTACTAAAAAAGTAAAAAATCAATATTATTCCGAAGGTGTAATTACTGATTTTATTATTAACGATGGTGGAAGTGGCTACATAGCATCTGAAACAACTACTACTGTAACAGGTGATGGCACCGGTGCAGATATTGATATTGTAATTGAGGATGGCGAAGTTGTCGGCGTTGTAATTAACGATGGTGGTACAGGTTATACCGAAGCATATCTAAATATTCAAGATGGCGCTGCTGAACCAGGAACTGGTGCAAGCGTTACATTACTACTATCAGATCCCGGAACACTAGATACACTTCAAGCAGACGTTGAGTCTCTTACTGTTAATGGCGCGCTAAGTCATATTTTAGTTACAACTCCAAGTGCAGGTTATACAACAGCACCAACTGTAACAATTTCGGGTAATGGAACTGGCGCTACTGCAGTTGCTACGATCGATGTTACTGGTGCTGTAAATGGTATTACCATTACAAATGCTGGATCTGGTTATAGCTATGCTACGGTTACAATGCCGGCTCCATCAGCACCAGGAGCTTTGCCAGCAACAGCAAGAGTTATTGTTTCACCAAGCGGTGGTCATGGCTTTAACGCTCCACGCGAACTAATGGCTGACACTCTTTGTTTTTATATTTCTTTTGCAAATGAGTTTAACCAAGGTTTATTAGTTGAAAATAATCAATATAGACAATTTGGTATTATTAAAGACCTAGAATATTTTAATCAGATTAGAAAATATACCGGTGCATCAGCATCAGCATGTTATTTACTTGAAGGAACTATAAACCCAACTGATTTTGCGCCTGATGGTATTATTGCAACATCTGATAGTACAAAGTCTTTATTAACAATTACGTCTGTTACAAATAAAATCTTAGTGATTAGCAGAAATGGATCTATTCCTGAAATTGGCGATGAGTTCTTTAATGCTGCAGGATCAAATAGCTTTACCATTACTGACATTACTGAACCAGACATTAATAAGTTTTCAGGCGAAGTTCTGTTTATTGATAATAGAACTGCGTTTTATTCTTCAGAAGAACAAACGGTTATATTTAGAACATATATCAAGTTCTAATATAAATACCTTTAATTGAATTAACCTAGAGAAATAGAGTAAGACAAATATGGCAATCAATTTTAATACAGATCCTTACTACGACGATTTTAGTGCGGACAAAGGTTTTCTAAAAATCTTATTCAAGCCAGGTGTTGCAGTCCAAGCTCGTGAATTGACGCAAATGCAATCTGCTTTGCAGAATCAAATCAAGTCTTTAGGCGATCATATTCTCAAAGATGGTGTAGTTATACTTGGTGGTGAAAGATCACTTGATACAAACTACCAATCAGTTAAACTACAAGCCTCATATACTGATGCTAATTCTACTACATATCTAGCATCAGAAGTTGGTACACCTTTAGTTGGTGATATTGTTACAGGTCAAACAACTGGAGTTGAAGCAAAAGTTGTAGGGTTTGCGACTGCAAATGCTGAAGGAGATCCACCTACAATTTTCGTTAAGTACTTAAACTCTGGTACTGACGGCTTAACAAAAACTTTTGCTGATGACGAAGTATTGATTAATACCTTTTATAATCAAAAAGCCAAGACTGCACTTACTGCCGCATGTAATATTGGTGCTGCATTTACTGTCACTTCTGGTATTGCCTATGTAAAAGGACATTTTGTACACTTTCCTCAACAAACAAAAGTAATTTCAAAATATACAAATGTTGTAACAGCAATTGCAGGATTTGATATTACAGAAAATATCTTAACTTCAGAAGATGATGAAACACTATTAGATCCAGCAAATGGCTCATATAACTTTGCTGCACCAGGTGCTGATCGTTATACAATTACTTTAACTCTAAACACAAAGCCATTAGTGCCAGAAGATATATCTTCTGAAGTGTTTATGGAACTTACACGTATTTCTAAGAATTCAATTCTTACTGGTGGAAATACTGATATCTATTCAGCAATTGGTGATGCATTAGCTCGTAGAACCTATGATGAATCTGGTGACTATGTAGTTAAGCCATTTAGACTTAAATTGCAAGAGCATTTGCAATCTAGTTCAAATCTTAATGGTTACTATCCTGCATCCAAAGGCGGCGATGATAATAAGTTTGTCGGAGTTGTTTCTCCAGGCAAAGCTTATGTAAAAGGTTACGAAGTTGATAATATTAAAATTGCTGCAATTGATGCAGATAAAGCTCGTGATTTTAACACTGTAACGAATGGCTCAGTCTTTGTACCATTTGGAAACTATGTTAATATTACTAATGTAAATTCTGGTCTACAAACATTAGCACAACTTCCACAGGTTACTCTATACGATCAGTACAATGCTACGCCCGGAACACCAAATGGTTCTGTTGTAGGTACTGCTAGAATTCGCCATATTGATTATTCATCTGGTACTATTGGTTCTACCACATCAATTTATAGAGCATATCTCTTTGATGTTCAACTAAATCCTGGTAAATCTTTCTCAGATGATGTAAAGCAATTATATTTGACTAATTCATCATATGATGATTTTACATCAGACATTGTATCTGAAGAGACTCTATTAGCTGGTTCTGTGTCAACATCATCGTCTTCATCAGTTCTTACTGGTACTGGTACTCGTTTTACTACGCAATTAAAGATTGGCGCATATATTAATGTTGCTGGTTCACGCTATCGTATTACTGGTATTACTAATGATCTTACTGCAGCAATTAGTCCTTCAGCGGCATCTACAGTAAATGGATCACTATACTATATTCAATCATCTGTAATTGAAGACACTGATAAGAATGCTTATATTTTCCCATTACCTGTAAGTATTATTAAAACAATTGATTCTACTGGTTTTGACACTACGTATTCAACGCGCCGTGTATTTAGCGCGACTTTGACTGCTGGTACTGCTCAATTCTCGGCTGGTATTAACGAAACTTTCTCAAGTTATTCTACCGACAACTATCAATTATTTGATTCAGCTGGACAGTACGTAGATATTTCAGCAGCAATTACATTTACAGGTGTTAATACTCAAGTTAACTTAGATTTAAGTGGCTTAGGTTATACTACTGAAAGTATTCTCCTTGTTGCTACTGTACAGAAAACCGGATCCGCTGCTGATAAAAAGACTAAGACACTTCAATCAAATAGTGTAGTTGATGTTATAAGTCAAAACGGTGCCACAGCAAAAACTATTCCTCTCAATAAAGCTGATATCTATCGCTTGGTAAGCATTAAAATGTCTACAGCAGCGGCATTCGGATCTCCTTATGATGATACGACAGAAATTGATATTACAAGTAGATATGATTTGGACAATGGCCAAAGATTAACTCATTATGGATTAGGTTCTATTAAGCTTAAAGCGCGTGCTGCTGCTCCTACTGGTCCAATTCGTATTACATTTGATTACTTTACCCACCAGGCTGGTGATTACTTTACTGTTGATTCATATAGTATTCCGTACGCAGATATTCCAACTGTGACGATTTCAGGTAAAGAGTACGTTTTAAGAGACTGTTTAGATTTCCGTCCTCGTATTAATGACGCAGGTACTGGATTCTCTGGAACTGGTGCGTCTGTTGGCGAATTCCCAGATTTTGAAAATGATATTGTAACAACATATCAATATTACTTACCACGTATTGATATAATGGTAATTAATCGTTATGGCAAACTCTATATTGTAAAAGGTAAGAGCGCAACAAGTCCTAAGGAACCAAAAGTACCAGATGATTCAGTAGGTTTATACGTTTTCAATCAAAAGGCTTATGTTTTCGATGTTAAAGAAGATATTGAAGTTACACCGATTGATAATCGTAGATTCACAATGCGCCAGATTGGTAGATTAGAAAATCGTATTAAAAACGTTGAGTATTACACGCAACTTAATATGCTTGAAAATGAAACCAAAGCATATCAAATTAAAGATGCTGATGGTTTAGATCGATTTAAGAATGGATTCTTTGTTGACGATTTTTCCGGCCACGGTGTTGGAGATGTTTTCAATAGTGACTATGGAGTTGCAATTGATTATAACAAGAAAGAATTACGTCCAGTATCTACTGCGGTGTTCTTAAACTTAGAAGAAACGAATACAACTCAAGTTGATCGAATTTCTAATGGATACGTAAAAATCGGCGATCATTTTACGCTTAAATTTACCGAAGAAAGATTCATTGCTAATAATAAAGCTACAACTACAATTAATATTAACCCATACGCCATGAATACTGGTATTGGTAAAATTACTAGTAACAAATCTTCGGATGTATGGTTTGATGTTAATCGTCTACCTGATATCTATCGTGATGTTAACGGAAACTATGATTCTCTATCGCCTAATGCTAATGGTAAAGGTAGTACCGGTACTGTTTGGGGAGCATGGGAAACATTACAATATGGCGTGCAAGGTGGAACAGAAGAAGTAAGACGTCGCTCCGGAACTCAAACCATTGTACAAGAAACAGTTGATACTGTAACAAATAACGACGTTATTCAAAGTAAGACAGTAATTCCTAAAATGCGTGATGTTTCAATTGACTTCTCAGCTGAAGGGTTGAAACCAAATACGCGTATGCAGGTTTTCTTTGGTAATATTAATGTTACCGCTGATTGTATTGTCGTTAATGACGCTAATACATCATATACTCCAACTACACTAAGTAGTTCTACTTTAGCAAGTATGGGCAATTTAGTTCAGTCCCTTAAGACTGATATTGAAGGTAACTTATCAGGAGTATTCCATTATAAAGCATCTAAGTATGATTTGAATACTGGAACATACGTATTACGACTTAGTGATAGTCCAAAGAATGATCCTAAACTAGAAACTACTTCTGCTCAAATGACATTTACATCATCGGGTGAATTGCGCAACGTTGCGAACGAAATTGTTTCTACTCGTAATGCTATTATTACAACCGAAGAAGTTTATGAATCTACTTCTAAATTTATTGCTACGCAGTATAGTGCATATGGCACTTCACTTGGAACAAAGTGTAAGGGTAAAAATCTATATGGTATTTATGCTGATGGATCTGGTGGCTCATTTGAAACATTGATCAATACTAATGATATTGAAGTTTGTGGATATGCAGATCCAGCTACAACGCATCCAGCTCAAGGAACATTTATTGCTTATGATGAATGTGATGGGTTTAGTAAATTAGCTCAATACGCTGATGGATTTGGCGGAACATATCAAGCAATTGCTATAGAAAATTCACCAGATTGTGGATATAGTAATAGTACTCCTAATTGTACAGCGTCTGGCTCATTAATATCAGCTGCTTGTGCTGGATATACTCGTACACAAACTTATGCAGATGGAAATTGTGGTACTTATACAGTAGTTAATGAATTCTCAGAAGCGTGTGGATACGAAGTTGCTGTTACTAATGAGGATGATGAAACTACATTCGTTGTTGATGTCGCATATGACGATGATAATGGAGTATATACTGATAGTGATCCTACAGTTGTTAATGATAATTCAACAGATAGAAATGATGTTGATGATGCAGTTGCCTTTAATAGTGCTACTGTAAGAGCGACTGATGTGGTTGTTGCTTATGCTTTTGGTAAGAGCGTCAATGATCAAGAAAGATCAGCTATTGAAAAAGTCGCGGCTGAAAGAGGCCTCACTGCTGATGTACTAGCTAATGTCCAGATTGCTGATACATATATTACTAATGATGGAATTGACTGGGATGCTGATGGTGGTGGTTATAATATCCCAGCGCATAATGATGAAGCTGTAATTCTATTCCAAGTTGTAAAAGATATCTTAGTTGGTGGTAATAGCATTGATTCGGTTAAAAATGCTTCAGCTGCTGGTATTGATGAAGGAGCAGCAGATTGGGTTGCAAATGGTGGAGATCTTGATACATATTTTAATGCGCACGCATTACAGATTGTAACGGCACTAGCAAATCCAGATAAAATGCAAGAAGTAAATCCTAATTATCAAGGCCTTGCAGGTATGATTTCTACCGCAATGAGCAATGGCGTATAATATAAGAATCGTAAAATAGGAAAAATTAATAATGTCAAAAATTGTAAAACCAGTTGCACAATCCTTTTTTATTGAGGACTCTTGTATTGTAACTAAAGTTGATTTATTCTTTGCGCAAAAGGATTATGATCGACCTGTTACTCTACATATTCGCCAAAACGAAAATGGCATACCTGGAAAATATATTATTCCAATGTCAGAAGTAATTGTATATCCAGATTTTATCTACACTTCTTCAAAGGGAGAAACTCCTACAGAATTCAAGTTTGATAATCCAATTTTCTTAAAGCCTGGTGAATATTCTTTGTGTATTGGATCAGATTCAAGTAATTATAATCTTTATGTTTCTGAATTAGATAATGTTGATTTAATTACTGGAAAAAGAGTCACAATTCAACCAACAGTTGGTTCATTATATAAATCACAAAATGCTTCAACATGGACTCCTGAACAATTACTAGATTTGAAGTTTAACTTATATCGTGCGTTATTTGACCCTACAAATGCTGCAACCATTGACTTTACATTACGTGGTGCACCACCAAAAACACTTGAGTCAGACCCATTAGAAATCTATAATGGTAGTACTACTATGAGAGTATATCATTTTAATCACGGCATGCCAAATGGATCTTTCGTAACATTAAGAGCTATTGGTGGAGCAACTGCTGATTTAGATGGTTCATATAATACACTGTATAATATTGATATGGCTCAAATTGTTGGTGTGCCATTAGAAATTGCTGATCAAACTCTCTATGGTTATACTGTTACTCTACCAACTGCGGCAAGTGCAAGTTTAAGATTTGGTGGAAGTGGTGTTGTTGCAACACAAAACATTGTAGCAAATGCTCTTTATCCTGTTATGGCAAAGATTGAAGAAGCAGGCACACAAATTGATGTTTCGTATAGAGGTACTAATGTTGATTACACAATTGACAACGCTTATCAATCTCTAGAAAAAGCTACAAATGAATTAGAAAAAACTAAATTAATTGTGTCTGATACTGTGAAGGTTAATAATTTAAGCAATAACGACGATTTAGATTATAGATTAACTCTTAGTACAAATAGTGTATTACTTGCTCCTATGATTGATACTACACAGTTTGGTTTAGTTGCTGCTCAAAATATTGTTAATAGTCCAACATATGCTAGTGAAGTTACTCTTACTGAAGACTTAATTTCATTCATGTCAGCAGAATCTGGCGTAACAGTAACAGTATCTTCTGATGACTCTACTGCTGGTACAATTTCAGTTCCATCAGGTCTTCGTGAATTAGCTCTAACACTTACTGTTGGTTCATATATGAATATTACATCAACAGCTGGAGCAAATGACGGCCAATCGCGTATTGTGTCAATTTCTGATGACGGATCGGAAATCGAAATTAGTAAGTTGTCAGGTAATATCTCTACTGAAACTAGTGCGTACACAATTACAGTTGGCGCTAACTATGTTGCTGAAGAAGCTGCGACAGGTGGTAGTACATATTCTAAATACATTACTCGCCAAGTTGATTTTGCAAATCCATCAACAGCGTTCAATTTACGTTTAGATATTAATAGACCTGTTGGCGCTGGTATCGATATTTACTATAAAACAAAACTAGTCGGTGAATCTGCTGGTTTATCAAACAAAGAGTTTGTAAAAATTAGTATTCCAAATATGCCAACTACTCTTGACACTAACTTTATTGAGATTGAAAAACAAGTTGATGATCTTCAACCATACGAAAGTATTGTATTCAAAATCGTATTTACTTCAAATGATGGATCAACTATTCCTAAATGTAGAAATCTAAGAATTATTGCATTGGCTTAATATATTATGACGGAGAAGTTAAAAATTGAACCTAAAGATGGCTTTAATGATTTAGTAAAAGATACTTTTAATAAAGCTATTATTAATACAGACGAACGTGGATACCAAAACTATATTTTGAAACGTCAAAGGTCTATTGAGATTGATAATAAAATCGAATCTTTAGAATCAGATATAAATAACATCAAGGGTGACATTAAGTTAATATTGTCACTATTGCAGAATAAATAGGAATTCAGATGGCAACAATAGTGCTTAGAAACGTTAAAGGCTCTCCTCTAACTCATACAGAGTTAGATGCTAACTTTTCGAATATTAATACCGATTTAGACTTAAAAGCTCCTATTGCATCACCAGTCTTTACGGGCAACGTTACTGTAGGTGGAGACCTTGCTGTTGCTGGTACAGTTTCATACACTAATGTTACTAACCTTTCTGTTGCTGACACTATTATTTACGTTAACCGAAGAGTTGAAGCTACAATTACTAATGCAGTTGGTGATGGTACATATGTAACATATACTGCAGACAATAATTATTCACCTGGCAATATAGTTTCGGTTACTGGTTCAACACCTGCATCGTTTGATATTACCGATGTTGAGATCTTCTCAGCTAGTCCAACAGAGTTTGTTGTTGAATCAACAAATACTGATACTTGGGTATCTGGTGGTACAGCATATGCTAAGACTGAATCAAATGTAGATATGGGTATAGCTGGTGGATATTATGATGGTAGTTATGCTCACAGTGGTATTTTTAGAGATGCAACAGATAATGGTACATGGAAATTCTTTGAAGGGTATATTCCTGAAGCAGAAATTGAGATTAATACTGGTGACCCATCATTTGCTTTAGCTCCTGTATCAGCATCTAACTTTATTGGTCCATTACAAGGTAATGCTGATACAGCAACAATATTAGAAACAAGTCGATCGATCGCTATTGACGGATTAGTTGCTGGTAGTATTTTGTTTGATGGTTCGTCAGATGTTATAATTACAACAGCCTTGAACGTCACAGATCTTACTATTCCAGGTACTGTTACTGCTACTGATTTTAACTCAACGTCAGATATTATATTAAAAGATAATATTCAACCAATTGTTGGAGCTTTACGTACAGTTAATAAATTGAGAGGCGTCACATTTAATTGGAAAAATAATGGTGATGACGCAATTGGTGTAATCGCACAAGAATTAGAAAAAGTTTTACCGCAATTAGTGCATGAAGGTCCAGATGGTATCAAACGCGTATCTTATGATTCTTTAATTCCACTTCTAATCGAAGCTGTTAAAGAACTATCAAATAAAGTTGATAAAATTGTCGAATAAATAAAATAAATAGATACCTCTCGCCGAGTACTTTAAGGAGATACGAAGATGGCAATTAAGGTTTCAGGAACCACGGTTATCGATGATAGCCGAAACCTCACCAATGTCGCAGATTTAACCACTACAGGAAATGCTATTCTAGGTGGTAATATTGAAGCGACCAGTTACAAAGGTAAGCTTCAAGCTTTAGGTGATATTAGCGGTACAGTTAATATTGATCTTTCGCTAGGAGATAATATTACCGCGACGGTTGCAGGTGCGTTAACTATTAATGCTACCGGTCTTAAAACTGGCGCAGTAAATACTTTTACGCTCATTCTCACAAATCCTGGCGCCTTTCCACTTACGCTACTTGCTGGTCTTTTGACTTGGGATAAAAATCTAACTCCAACTTTACCAACTGTTGGTAAAGCAGTTTTTATTTTTGAATCTTACGATAATGGTCTCACTTGGATTGGAACTCAGGCTTGGCGCAACATAGCTTAATGGAGCAATATAATGTCACGTAAATTGATATCTGGCGCAAAAGCATACTTAACGTATTTTGATACTGAATTCACTACTACGTTTACTACAATATATTCTCAAAATACTACTTTTTCTACTGCGTATTTTACGGATTATATTACCTCA